ATGGCCCAAGTATTTGCCAGCGAATTGATCCGCCGTCAGCGAATTGGAAAGGAAAATACGCATGGGCGACTGATCACGAGTCGTTTTATGATCCAAAAGACGTCACCCATTGGATGCCGTTACCTGAAGCGCCTAAAGAATGACTGAACCTGAAAATGTAGTTGTATGGGCCCCGCAGCCGGGTCCACAACAGGCGTTGGTTGATTGTCCTTTGCCGCTGGTTGGCTATGGTGGTGCGCGTGGTGGCGGTAAGACTGACGGGGTTCTTGGTAAGTTTGGTATTCTAGCTGAAACGCTTGGCGAGACGTTTAACGGCGTGTTCTTTCGTAAGGAGCTGCCACAGGCTGACGACCTGATTGAACGGGCTAAGCAGATATACTTGCCCTTAGAAGCGCATTACAACGACCAGAAGAAGCAATTTACGTTTAAGGGTGGTGGTCGGCTACGGTTTCGGCCATTGGCTAACAACGCTGACGCTGAAAAGTATCAGGGTCAGAATCTAAGTCATGCGGCGGTTGAGGAAGCTGGTAACTATCCCACGCCTGAGCCGATATTTAAGCTGTTTGGTGCGCTGCGTGGTGGCCCGAATCCGCAGATCATATTGACGTTTAACCCTGGCGGTAGTGGCCATCATTGGCTGAAGGAGCGGTTTATTAAGCCAGCACCGAAGGGTTGGCAGATCCTTCAGTGGGAAATCGGCAACGGCAAGAAGATTGATTACATTTACATACCGAGTCGTGTTCACGACAATCGGATCTTGCTTGATAAGGACCCTGGCTACATCGACCGTTTGCACATGGTTGGTAGTCCTGAGCTTGTTCGGGCGTGGCTTGAAGGTGACTTTGAAATCCACGAAGGCAGTTACTTTCCTGAGTTTAGTAGTAAGCACATCTTGGTGCCGTTTACTGTGCCGAAGCATTGGCCTAAGTACCTTGGCTTTGACTGGGGCTATCGTAGTCCGTTTGCGGCGGTGTGGGGTTCGATTAGCAGCGGCAAGACGGATGATGGGCGGGAAATGGAAATCCCGAAAGGTGCCATCGTTATTTACCGCGAAATGTGGGGTCGGCAGATTGAAAACAAGGAACAGGCCGAACGTATAGCGTCGGTTAGCGTTGGTGAAAACGTCCATGCGGTGGCTGACCCGAGTATTTTTACTAGCCAGGGTGGTCCGAGTATTAACGACCAGTTCAACTTGGTGTTTAGTAAGTTTAAGCATCCCGCGTTTCGTGCGGCTGATAATGATCGCATATCGGGCTGGTCGCAGATACGGCGACGGTTACAGGCTAACCCCCCGATGCTTTATTTCTTTTCAACTTGTCCGTACCTGATAGAATCGGTTCCAGCGTTGCAGCTTGACCCGAAAAACCATGAAGATGCCGACAGCACAGGCGATGACCATGCCTGTGATGCGTTACGGTATCTTTGTAAGGAGCGTTTGCTGGAAGCCGCTTACGAAAAGCCAGTCGAAAAGTCAGTACATCGGGGTCGAGTGAAACTCCAGTTGTACATTAACCAAATTAGGTCAGAACAAAAACGGGCTCGTTTGTGAAAAGTAACGAAAAGTATACCGGCGCATGGTGGCACAGCCAACTTTCATCGGCTGAAAATCGTCACAGTAAGTTTTTTGAAGAAGCCAAGGAATCAATACAGATATACAAAGCACGAAAGGAAATGACCGACACGCAACGTCGGTTAAACGTGTGGTGGTATTTGGTTAATACGCTGTTACCTGCGTATTACAGCAGCACACCAAAGGCTGAAGTTAATTTGCGTAAGCGTACCGGCGCGATGAAGTACCAACTTGGTGCGGTGGTGCTTGAGCGTAACACGCAGTACGCGATGGATGAGCATTTTGACTTTGATATGGTCGGCTACAATGCCGCGTTGCAGTTTTTGCTTACGGGCCGGTCGATCTTATGGGCTCGGTATGTGGCTGAGTTTGAAAAGGAAGAAGTTGAATTTGCGCTGATTCGTGGCGCTGAAGGTGGATTGTTTAAGGCTGACGGTACGCCGTATGAAGGACCGGAAGATGAGTTGATTGTATCGCCTGAAGGTATGATCGTCGGCAAGATGGAAATGGAAGTTAAGGACGATGAAAAGGCGATCCTCGACTGTGTTCATTACCATGACTTTTTGACGAGTGATGCGCGTAACGAGTCTGAAATCGAGTGGATGGCGCGTCGTGCGTACATGAGCCGGTACGAAGTCGAAGAAATGTTCGGCAAGGATGTCGCTAAGGATCTTAGCTTTGATAGTTATCCCGATGCGCTAAAGCGTGATCTTTACCAGGAGACGCAAAAGTATGAAGGAAAAGCCGAACTATACGAAATCTGGTGCAAAGAAAGTGATAAAGTTTACTGGCTCCAAAAAAAAGGCGAACAGTCGGTGTTGCAAGAAAGTGAGGTGCCGGTTGAGTTCGAAGGCTTTTGGCCGTGTTCCGTCATCAACCAGTCAACCGATCCCGACACCATCATTCCTGTGTCGGATTATGTCCATGTTAAAGACCAAATTCTGGAAGTAGAACGTATCACGACGCGGTTAGCGTCGGTGGTACAGGCGATTCGTACCAACGCGGTGTACGACGCAACGATGGGTCAGCAAGTGGAACAGTTGCTTCAGGGGGACTTGAAGTACATTCCCGTGATGAATTGGCCGAGCTATAAGGGTCGTGGTGGTCAAGCAAGCGGCATCGAATATCTGGATATTGGGCCGTATGTTCAAGCGATGGAAACGCTGCAAGCGGCGCGTACTTCGGCGCTTAATCAGCTTTATGAAACGCTGAAGGTTAGTGACTTACTGCGTGGCACATCGGCTGAGTATAAAACGGCTACGGCAAATAGACTTGAAAACGCATGGTCAAGCCTTGGGCTTATCGTGCGGCAGAATCAGTTTGCTAAGTTCGTTAGCGACGGAGTGAACAAGCTAGGGACGATTATTGCAAGTCAGTTTAGTCCCGAAGTGATGTTTGAAGTGGCTGACATTGATTCGCTGTTGGCACCAGTTATTCCGCAAGGCGATCCGCAGCAGATGATGATGGCGTCTGAAGCGATTAAGGCCGAAATCATGTCGGCGCTTCAAAACGAAGATGAGCGGTGTTACCGCATCAATATCGCAACCGACAGTATGGTTGCTTTGGATCAAGCGCAAGAAAAGGCTGACGGGCTGGATTTGCTCAATACGTGTGGTCAGTTCTTTCAGCAGATGCAGCAAATGATTGAACAGTATCCGGGCCTAGCCACGTTTGGCATGGAGCTGATGCAGAATATGGTGCGGCGCTTCAAGGGCGGTAAAGAGCTTGATGCTGTGTTCGGCAGCGCATTGGCACAGGTCAAGATGATTGCTGATGAAAAGCAGCAAGCAGCGGCACAGCCACCGCCGCCCGATCCGATGCTTGAGCAGGTCAACGCCACCCGCGAGGCGAATCAAATGAAGTTCCAGATCGACCAGGCCAAGCTGCAAATTGATCAGCAGGAGTCGTATCAAAAAACGATGCAAGCGCAAGCCGAAGCGCAAGCGCGTATGCAGTCGGCACAGGTCGATGTTGAAATTGCGTACCGTAAAGCACAACTTGACGAGTATGTTGCACAGCAGAATTTGATGATCGAGCAGTCAAAGCTGCAAATGAAACAACGCGAGTTGGAGCTTGAAATGATGCGTATTCAGGCTGAAGCCGCAGTTAAGGCTGATAGCACTGAAGCCAAGCGTGAGGCCGACCGTATCGCACAAATGATTGACTTGCAGCGGCTTGAGCTTGAAAACATCGCAGTACGGATGAAGGAATCGGAAAAGCTGCTTGAAGAACGGCGATTGTCGCAAGAACAGGAGCTTGAAAAGCTGCGTATGGCGATGGATGCGCGTATGCAGATGTTAAGTCCGGGCGAACAAAAACAGCAACCGATTGTTATTAACAATGTCATCCCTAAAGCGTCTAAGCGGGTCGGCAAGATAAGCACTGATGACAAAGGTAATCCGTCAATCGAAATTGATAATGTTGAGGATTAACCGTGGCCGATAACGTAACTGTATCTAATGCGCCGACAAGTGTTAATGCCGACATCCCAGTTCGGTCGATTGACAAAAGCGGCGAGCAAATACAGGTTGTAGCAATTGACTACGGCGGGGCTGGCGCTGAAAACTTAACAGTGCCGGACTTTGCAACGGAAACCACGTTGCAAGAAATCAAAGCATCAAACAATGATATTTCAACTTATACCGGAGACATTTATACCGCTCTTTCAACCGGCCAGGTGTCGGTAAAATCCAGCGGAAGCGATATTCTTGGCGTTGCGGTCAGCGGCACACGCAACAATCAAATTGAAATTAGTTTCTTTTCCACGTTTGATACCGCAGTAATTACCAACACAACTACCAGCACCGGTTCAGCAACGATTGCAAATGGTCATGCTCTATACGCAACGGGCACCGGGACATCGGCAACAGCCAAAGGTGTATCGGTGCAAACCTTGGCCTATCGTCCAGCGCATGAGGAATATGCTTATTTCAGTGCTGCATTTACAGCGCCAACAAGTTCAAATTCCGATCAACGAATTGGGCTTTACGATGCCAACAATGGCTATTTTATCGGCTACAAAGGCACAACGTTTGGGGTGACTCAACGCACAGCCGCCGTTGATACGTTCACAGCGCGAACAAGTTGGAACGGGGATTTGCTTACAGGCGCAATCGGCTCAGCTTTTACAAGGGCTGGAATACCAGAAGCAATCAATCTAGCCTACAGTAATTTATTCCGCATCCGTTTTGCTTGGCTTGGTTCGGCATCAGTCATTTTTGATGTATTCAGTCCAGATGGTGCGTGGGTAACATTCCACACATTTAGAATCCCCAATAGTCAACTAAATCCTCACGTTGCCACACCCAACTTGCCAATGACGGTGGAAGCATTGAAGGCAAGTGCTGATGCTACCAACTTGACGGTATATACAGCTTGTTGGGCGGGTGGAACAACGAGCGAGTATAGTAAAATTACTGACTCACTGACCGACAACACGCTTGCTGGTTTAACTCGTTCAGTTATTACAGGACGCACAACGGCAGGTGGTAGCGGATACGTTAATGTCAAAGTGAATCCAAGCGGTGCATTAACAACTGCAACAAGCATTGAAGATATCAGTGCAGTTGACGGGCAAAAGACAATGGCATTGTCGTTTCCGGTTGTAATTGCCAGCGATCAATCAATTTTGACGGCTAACGTTGATGGGTCATTTGTTGGCATCAATGACATTACAAACATCGTTGGGCAACAAAACTTAGCAAACAGTATCCCGGTTGCTATTGCTTCAAATCAGATATTACCTACCTACGGCGCAGGTGCCCAAGTTACAGCAGGAAAATTAACAGTCGCAGTTGCGGGAACGGCAACTAGAATTACTACATCGACAACTGTAATTTATCGGTTAGATTTGCGCGCCGCGCTAACAAACAATGGAACAATTTATGTCGGTGGAACCGGCGTTAGTGCTGCAACAGGTTTTTTTCTTTTGCCGGGCGAGACATATCATCTAGAAATTAACAATCTTGCCGCTGTTTATTTTGATGCCAGCGTTAGTGGTGACGCTGTACATTACGTGTACACACAGTAATGAATTACACACAAATTTTACCAGTTAGTGCGTACGGGCGGGGTCTTTTCGGCCCCGGTCGTGATGGCAGTTTAACAATTGCTGGAGCTACTACGTTTACGCGGTCGTATAATTTGACGACCTTGACAGTAAACACGTTGATAACACTGACGGCTAATGCGGTACGTATTCACGCAAATACAAGTGTCACAGTTAATGGGATCATTACTGCGTCGGGGAATACAGGCGCGGCAGGTGTTGGGTTGAGTGGTGGTACAGGCGCAAGTCCACTTTTGAATTATGACTTTGGCCAGGCTGCGTCTGGTGGAAAGGGCGGAAACGGACAAGTTGCAGCGGGGCTAAGTGGATCGAACGGATCTAGCACATTGGGCGCTGGTGGAAACGGTGCGGGTGGCGGAAAGGGCGGAAACGGTGCGGGTGGCGCGGGTGGTGGTAGCGGCGGCGGTGGATCGTGCGGTTCAAGACCACCAGCATTTATTTCTGCAACGTATTACGGAACAAGTTTGACTGGTTTCGGCGCGGGTGGCGGCGGCGGCGGCGGTGGTGCTGGTGACAGTGTTGTGAATACTGGCGGTGGCGCGGGTGGTGGTGGTTCTGGTGCTGGAATTATTTGGATTGCAGCAAAGGCGATTACAATCAACGCTGGCGGGGTTATTCGTGCAAACGGTGGCGCTGGTGGCACTGGGGCAACAGTGCTTGGCTTAAACTGTGGTGGCGGCGGTGGCGGCGGCGGCGGTGGCGGCGGATTGATTGTTCTAATGTACGAATCCTTGACAAATAACGGCACAATTGAGGCGCTTGGTGGCGCGGCGGGCGCTGGCGGTGCTGGTGGCGGTGGAACAGGCGTGGCTGGAACAAACGGCACCGCTGGAGCCGCTGGCGTTATTATTAAGTACAATATGCGTTTGGATAGGTTTGAATGAGCCTATTTTTATTGCTCAATCCGAAACAATACGGCGGCGAAATTATCAGCCCCGATACATCGGATATTCTTGATGTTTATCGCAAACGTCGGAAGAAACGCGATGAAGAAGCAATTGAAGAGCAAATTGCGGCGCAGTTACTACAAGCGCGTTTGCAGGATGTGGTGATACCCGAGTATGTATCGCCCGTAAAACTAGCGGAAACGCTTGCTGCTAAGTTTAGTGATGTTGGTCCGGGGGAATTAACGGGTCAGGCCAGAGCGGAAAGGATGAAGTATCTGCTACTGATGCTGGCAATAGACGATTAAAAAAGCCCCGGCGTTGGGGGTAACGCCAGGGCAACGAATCAATGTGCTTACAGACGTAAAGAGCCTAAACGATAAGGGGCTGTTATGTCTAGTAATAAAAGTTGGCCATCCCGATTTGGAACTTTGGGCGACAAAGTGTTCGGGAATGATGATCCATTCAATGACGCTGATTACAGCGCGAACAACCGCAACATCATCAACGATGAAATGCCACCAACCCGTTCACCGATAACGGGCAAAATCTATACGTCTAAAGCTGCATTACGGGCTGAATACAAAGCATACGGCGCTACCGAAATAGGTACGGCGTATGACAATGGCTACAGCCCGGAAAAGCACAAAGAACGTACAGAAAGTGAGTTTGTAAAACGGTTGAAAGACCAAATAATTGATAGGTACAGAAATGGACGATAATACCCCCGAAACAACAGAAGCCACCGAAGTTGTAGCCGATACCGGCAAAGTTGGCGTTAGCTTGCGCGAAACGCTGCAAAGCAGGTTTGTGGCGGAAGATGAAGCGGCCAAAGTCGCACCGTCATCGCCCGAACAAGCGGCACAGATTGAAAAGGTCGAGCCAAAAGCAACGCCGACTGAAGCACCTGTGACACCGCCTGAGCAGCAGCGTGTTGCCATCGCGCCACCGGCTGATATGCGGAAAGACGAACGTGAGGCGTTTCTAAATCCAACCGCTGAAAACGCCCATATCTTGCAGGGTTATTTGTCGCGGCGTGGTCTCGAAACGCAACGGTACTTTCAGCAAAAAACGACTGAGCTTGAGCAAGCACGGCAACGTGTCGCTGGTCTTACTGACGTAATTTCGCAGTATGAGCCCGAATACGCTAAGTACGGCATGAACATCGCTGACGTTACCCGCCGTAGTATCGAGTGGGATCGGGCCATGCAAGCAAACCCACGGCAAGCCGCGCTTGAGTGGCTTGGCGCGTATGGGTTATCGGTCGAAGATTTGGTGGAACACGCTCAAAACGGGGGTGTGTTGCCGCAGCAGGAACAGCCAAAGTACCTAACTGCCCAAGAAGCCGAAGCGATTGCACAGCAAAAGATTGAAGCACTTTTGGAACAACAGCAGCAGAGCGTACTTGCACACCAGAATTATCAGGCTGTACAATCGTTCATAGCCAACAAGCCGCTGTTTCGTGACCCTGGCACAGCCTCACAACTTGAGTCCGCCATGGCCCCGATTGTAGCAGCTTTAACTGGTAACGGTCAGTCGCCCCAGGAAATACTGGAGACTGCTTATCAATACGTTACCAAGGGCGATCCCAACTTTGCTGCTTTGGCCCAACGGCTTGAAGCGCCGCAAGTTGTAGAACAAAAAGTCCGTGAAACCGAAAAGGCGAAACGGGCGACGAAATCAATTACGGGTTCCGCAGGTAGCGGCAGTCCCCGACTACAGACAAAAGACATACGTTCAAACCTTCAGCGTCGTTTTTACGGCGGTGATTAAAGGAGTTTAATTTTTTATGGCTAATTTAGAAGAAGCAGTAGTAGCCACCCTGTTCGATCAGAGTGATGCTATTGCGGATGAAATATTGCACCACAATCCGGTTCTTGCTTCGTTGCAGGATCAGGGTTTGGTTCGTCGGTTCAGCGGTGGATATGAGCTGCGGAAACCGATCATGTATAACGATTCTGCCGTTGGCGGGTTCTATAGCGGCTTTTCGTCGTTCAACCTTGACGCGATTGATGATTTCACCGCGTTTCGGTTTGCGATTAAGCAGTGCTATGAGCCTGTTGCCATTTCTGGCCGGGATCGTCGTGCTAACCGCGATGAAGCGCAGCTTTTGGATCTTGTCGAAACCAAGATGAAAGCGGCGATTGCGCGGCTTAAAAATACCGTGTCTACCTCGCTCCGTGGCGATGGTACTGGTACTGGCGGGTTGGAGTTTGACGGTCTTAAAAAGGCTGTTTCGACCTCGCCGACTTCCGGTACTTACGGATCGATTGATCGTGCGACGAACACTTTCGCGCAGAACGTGGCGGTGAACGTCACGCTCAGTGCGTCGAACGTGCAGGAGCAGATTACCGATGCGATTAGCCGTGTGACCCGTGGCGATGACATGCCGGATCTTGGAATCATGGATCGGACTGCGTGGAAGTTCCTCCATTCGTCCCTTACCGCGATTCAGCGAATTCAGCTTCCGACTAAGAAGGCTGTGGCGGGTTTCCGCGCACTTTCTTACGACGGATGTGACTTCGTATTTGACGGCGGTTACAACAGCTCGGTGCTTGAAACCAACTCGTGCAGACTTCTGAACACGAAGTATTGGACCATGGATCTTGTCCGTGGTGCTGACTTCAAACCGTTGTCGCCCGATATGGCTCGTCCGGTTGACCAAGATGCGAATTTCACGGTTATCATCGTGGAAGGAAATCTTTGTTGCTCGGCTCCGGCGCTGCAAGCTGTTATTTACGCTTAATAGTTAAAGGAGATTGAGTTATGAGCATGTCTGGTTCATTTGGTGCAAATACGACTAGAACGTGGGATGGTTCGACTATTCCACTTCCGGCGCGACTTGGTGATATCGCTTCCGATAAGTCTGGCAAATATATGTTTGTTAAGGCTACGGCGGCTGTAACTAAGTATGACGCTGGAATTATCGACAAAGACTTTGGCTTTACGTCAATCACGACTACTAATGCCAGCACGACTCCGAAAGGTGTTGGGCTTGCACAAGTAGCTGCCGCAACCAATGAATACCTTTGGGTGTTTATTGGCGAGGGTGGTGGCGTTGGTAAGGGTATTAAGGTGCGTGTTGCAGCGTCGTGCGCTGCTGGCGCGGCGCTTTATACCACCGCAACTGCTGGCGTCTTGGATGATGCTTCAACTGCCGGTGTCATTAAAGGATTGACCATTACGGCAACCGATTCTGGCTCCGGTTCCGCGATTGAAGTGCAGGCGTTTCAAGGAATTTACTCAAACCTGTAAGAGTAAATGAAGGGGGGGTAACACCCCCCTTTTTTAAGTTTTAGGAGAATCTTATGCCACAAGCATCAGAGCTTATTGGTCTTGGTATGCCAGCCGAGCTTGCCGCCGAAGTGACGGACGGTACGTTCACAGGCAACCAAACCGTTACCGGAAATATCAATTTTGCTGCGTCTGGCAATCGTTTGCAGTACAAAGCTGGAACGACTTGCGGGACGTTTACGGCTAACGGGGCAAGTGCTGTGACCGTAAATACAGTGGCGGCATCGGCTACCATGATTGTTGTTATGTCGGTTAAAACAGTTGGTGGTACGCCTGCCGGGGCTCCGTATTTATCCGCAATTACTGCTGGTACGTCGTTCGCTGTAAAAGCGGCGGCTGGCGATACTTCGATATATAACTGGGCAATTATCGAAACGGCATAATTTATGGGCCAAAAAGAATCGTTGATGGGTCTTGGGATGCCAGGTGAGTTAGCTGTCAAGCTGGCTCAACCTGAATCCCTTGAGTTCGAAAGTGGTTCTGTGTCAGCACCGTCAGTTAGTTTTAATGGCGATGCTGACACTGGCTTATTCCGTCCAGCGGCCAACGAATTATCACTTGTGACTAACGGTGCAAATCGCATCCGTGTGACATCAGGTGGTTTTGTTAGTGTCGGTTCAACTGCGCCACAAAACGAATTTGAGGTTGTTGGTGAAAATTCGCCACGAATGACAATTAGAGCGAAAACGGAATCGTTGACCAATTTGGCGGAATTGGGATTTCACGTAAGCGAAAACGTCAGTAATGCGTCAGCAAATACGTTGGCACTAATTCGTGCCATACCAACGCAAGTTGATCCATCCGCATTAAAGGCGGATCTTTCGTTTTCAACAAATTCTGGCGATGTCGTTACCGAAGTCGTTCGTTACGATTCTGCTGGCAACGTCGGCGTGGGCGTTTTTAGTAACCTTAGCAAGCTTACAATCAACGGCCCTATTGCAATAAAAGCAGTCACGTCTGTCAATGCGGCCAACTATACGGTTCTTGATACGGATGCTGCAATACGTTTTAACACGACGGCGTGTACTGTAACATTGCCAACTCCAGCGTCGTTTCCAGGGCGTATTTTGCACATGAACGTAATTTCGGCGGTTGCAATTACTAGCGCATCCAGCAACGTCAAGCCGCGTACCTCCGATACTGCTGGAACGGCAATTTTGGCTGCGGCGGCTGGAAACTGGGCGATGTTACAAAGTGATGGATCTAGTTGGGTAATTTTAGCGGGATCATAATATGACAGCTTACACGGGCAATACGGTTACAACGACGCCAACAATAGCAACGGCTACCAGTGTTACTATTTTGGCCGCAAATCCTAATCGCAAATTTTTGTTGATTCAAAATGCCAGTGCCGCAGATATTTGCATAAACACCGAAGGGGCTGCGTTGACTGGAGTCGTTCCAAGTGCCACGAACAAAGCAATTTGTTTGAAAAGTACCGCAGGAGCAAACGTGTTGCGGTTCGAAGGTATGTATGTGCCAGCCGGAGCAATTACCGCATATCAATCCAGTGGCGCATCAATAAATACGGTGGTCGTTGTGGAAGGCTAGTGATATCCTTGAGGGGTCTAAACCTCTTATGGAGACAATATGGCACAAATTGACTGGCAAACGATCATGGGTGGACAACCGCAGCAGAAAAGCCGTTGGGCTGGTGCGAATGTTAAGTTCATGATGCTTTGCAGGAAGAACGAAGAAAAGTCGCAAAAGGCTGGCCGGGACATTTACGACGAAATACCGAGCATTTCTATCCAATGGCCGGGTGGCGATGAAACCGTTCGTGCGATTGAAGAGCGGGATAAGGTTGAACACGCCAACGCGTATGCTGCATTTATGGCTGGCACTGGGCCTGTTCAGTCCGGTATGCCGCTTCAGGAATGGCCCCGTATTACTGCGTCGGCGGTTAAGGAATTGGCCTATCTTGGGTTCCGTACTGTTGAGCAGCTTGCCGAAGCGAATGATGATGTTAAGCGCCGCATGGGGCCACTGGCTAAGTTCATCAAAGAAGCGCAGGAATGGCTTGGTGCGGCTACGTCTGGTCAGGCGCAGGTTGTATCGTTGAAAGAAGCGTTGGAGCGTGAGCGGCAACGTGCGGAACGGATGGAACAGCAGATTGAGCTGTTGATGCAGCGTATCGAAGGTAACGAAGGTACGCGGTTTACCCGACCTGTTCCTGCGTGGCGTAATGAAGTGACTGAGGCGGTGGACGAAGCTGCTGACCTTGATGATGTTGAAGTGCAACTTGAAAAACGTGGTCGGGGCAGACCTAAGAAACAATGACGTTATCCACGGTTGTACAGAATGTTGCAAACGAAGCGGGGTATACGGTTGATACAGCCGTTATTAACTCGTCGGAAACGACGACCAAGCAACTTCGGACGATGGTGCAACGGGTCAACCGTGAAATGGCCGAAAAGTACCTTTGGCCACAGTTGTTCGCGTCTGGCAGTTTTACGACCGTAGCGGGTCAAGCGGCGTACCAACTGCCAGCCGCGTTTTCCTACAACCACTACAATACCTTCTGGAACAGTTCCACACGATGGCGGTTGCTTGGTCCGATGACTGAGCAGGAGTATGCCGAAATACTCGGCTACGGGCTCAATACGACTGTTTATCAGCGGTTTCAGATTCGTGGCATGAGTAACAGCCAGTTGCTCATGAGTCCAACGCCGGATACGTCGGGACAGATCATAATCTTCGAGTATGTGGCCGAGCGGTTTGTTAGACCGGCAACGTGGGTAACTGCGACGTTGTACGCGGCTAATGCGTATACGTTTTACAACGGTAACTATTATCAAACGACCGGCGGTGGCACATCGGGTGGTACGCCGCCAACGCATACAAGCGGTAGCGCCTCGGACGGTGGCGTAACGTGGACGTATTACAGCGGCTCATATCCTGAGTTTTTGGCTGACAGTGACGTAAGTTTATTTAACGAAAAGACGCTGGAACAGGGCGTGTTGGAGCGGTTTGCTGAAATTCACGGGTTGACCGTGATGCCTCGTTTTGATGCTGATTTGAACGAAGAATTTAGTCGGGCAAACCCTGGCAAGATTCTTTATACCGGTGGGTTACAGCGGAACCTTGTGTTTGCGCGTGACGGTATTGCTACGTTTGGGACGTTTATCTAATGGCAACTAGAGCTATTCCAGTACCAGAATACGGACCGAACACCGATTACAACTCGTTCACGCGCTACGTCGAGCTTGTGAACAGTGGCGTACCACCGTTCCAGGCGCTTCGTGAGGCGTTTCCTCAAGGCATGATGAGCCCACAGGAACGAGCAAAACAGTTAGGCAAACAACAACAGTCAGGCGCGTTGGGGCAAATCGCGGGGATGGGGGTGGGTCTTTTAGGCGCTAAAGCCTTACAAGATGCGCTTGCTGGCAAAAAGGTGTTGGGTGGTTTACGCGAGGGGTTGTTCGGTGCGGAAGGTACGACTGGTCAAGGTATCGGCTCACGACTGGCTGATGCCTTTGGCTTTGGTGGTGGTGGACCGGCGGTAGCGGCAACGCCGGAAGCAACATTTGGTGGTCTTTCGGCTGGCACACCTGTTGCGTCAAGTATGGGTGGTGGTCAAATTCTTGCCGATGGCAGTGTGGTTGGCAACGCCACTGACATTACTAACTTTGCCGGTTCTGCCACGCCATATCTTGGTGCGGCTGGCACAGCGTTAGGCGCATATTCGGCGTTGCAAGGCATTAAGAAGAAAGATCCATTGTCGGCTGGACTTGGCGGTTTAGGTGCCGTTACTGGTCTTAACATGATGGGTTATACGCTTGGGCCGGTTGGTATTGCTGCAACTATCGGTGTACCGCTTGTTGCCGCACTTGCTGGCAAGATGGGCGATAAGGATCGGTGGAAAACTGAAGGTAAGCGTTTGGGTAAGTTGCGCGAGGCGGGTATCAATATCCCGCAAATGGAATCCGATACGTTGTCGCGTGGCCGTAGCAAGAAAGAGTTAATTGCTATTGAAGAACAAAAAGCAGCACAAGGTTTGCCAAGCAACGTGGAATTTGCGCGAACCCGTGATGAAAAGTTTTTGAAGCCCGAAGATATTTGGGGTTACAGCACATTCTTTGAAAAGTACGGTAATGACTGGCTTGGTAAATTTACTGAGCAACAACGCCGCGACATAGCACAGCAAGCCCTAAATGCTGGTGCTGTTAAAGAACAGCGCGGCACCATTGATATTGACTGGAACAAGGTGGATGCAACGCCACCGGCAGTACAACCGCAACAGCAACAGCAGCAAAAGCAGAAAAGGAAATAGTATGGCAAAAGGTGACAAACTCGTAGGTGCAATGGGCAAAGGCCCAAGCAAAGGCGCAATGACCCGCGTTTCACCGGGGGTATATCGCAATGCAGAAGGTAAGTTGGTTGGCAATAAGGGTCAGGCGTTGCCGCAAGCTAGTCGGCAAGCGCAAATGAATGACGCAACAAATCTTGCGCTGAATGGCGTGTCCCAATACGGCAACATCCCGCAGTCGAATGAGCCGATGCAAACTCAACCGTTGACGTTTCAGCCTGGACAAGGCCCAAGCAAAGAACAATTGATGCAAATGTTTAACGCCATGCAACAACAACCGCAAGGGCCAGGCATACCGGGTATGACGCCAAGACAAGGATTGCAATCGGGACGTGGCGGATTTGCGTTTAGTCAAATGCAGAATCCAAATCAACCAGTAAATTCTGGACCAATCATGAAATATGGTCCGCGTCGGTGATGAAAAATGCCACACCAGGAGTTTACCGTACCACCGCCATTTGCAGGGCTTGATCTAGTTTCGCCGATCAATGCGATGTCGCCTGAGTATGCGATTGAGCTAGTCAACGTCTTTCCTGGTGCTACCGCTCCGATTACTCGAAAAGGCTATGCCGAGTATTTGAATTTAACCGCAACTGCAACAAGCATTGACACGCTTTATCCGTTCAATAAAACAAACGGCGACAATGAGCTAGTTGCCGTAACAAACGGCGCGACACGCAAGATTTATAGCATCTTGGCTGGAACCGCGTTGGATGTAACTGGCACAACTGCCATTTCTGCTACTGGCACAAACTGCCAGTGTGAGCAGTTTGGTTCGCGGTTGTACATCTGTAACGGCGTTGACACGGTTCAGGTCTACAACGGCACCACTACCGTTGATTCTACGTTCACTGGTGTTACGCTTGCTAACCTTATCAACGTCAGCAGCTACAAATCGCGGTTGTACTTTGTAGAAAAGAACACGCTTAAATTCTGGTACGGCAACACCGATGCGGTTGGTTCATCGGCGCTGAACAGTTTCGACCTTCAGTATGTGATGAAGAAGGGTGGCCGGTTGTTGTTTGCTGGTAGTTATACCAACCAAGCCGCGCAAACCAGCCAGGACTTGTTTTGGGCCATTAGCTCCGAAGGTGAAATAGTTTTCTACAGTGGCAGCAGTCCAGCATCGGATGTATGGGGCTTAGTAGCGCGATTCGTTATTGGCAAGCCGCTCGGCTATCGTGCATTTGTTCGCGTCAACAATGACGTCTGGATACTGACTGAGCAGGGTGTTGTGCCGTTATCGGCGTTATTCCAGGCCGATCCCGAACAAGCTGTAAACGTCATCAGCGCAAGAATCAATCCGTTCATTACCGAAGCAGCGGTCGTTACGCCGTTTTCACCGCGCTGGCATGGATCGTTTTGGCCACAAGGTCGGCGCGTCATCATCAACGTGCCGTTGTCCGAAACGCAGACCCGGATGCTGGTATACAGCATCGACAGTAAAGGCTGGTGCGTTTACGACCTAACGAACCGTGGCGATGGTATTACGTTCGCGGTAGCCGGGCCGACACCGTATTACGGTAGTGCCAGTGGCGTGGTCTACGAAGCCGAAACTGGCTACGAAGACAATGGTTTTCCGATTCAGTTTTGTATCCGCACGGCGTTTAGTTACTGCAACACGCCTGACCAGTACAAAGCGTTTAAGGACATCCGACCCTTGCTAAAAACCAAAAAGGGTTTATCGTTTGACTTAGCGATTGATACCGATTTCCGGGATACCGCTACGGGCGATACTGTTTCGACCGGAACAGCTACCACGACCCTATGGGGTTCCACAGGTGCCACACCTGGCGGCTCCGGCTTTACTGCATGGGGTTCGCCTTGGGCTAGCGGTCCTGAATACATTTACAATAGATATTCCGTCCGTGGTCAGGGCCATAGTGCTTCGATCAAAATGGATGGCACACAGGATTCGTCACAGTGTTCGTTCTTCGGATTCGAGCTACGATTTGATGCGGGTGGACAGGTATAATTATGGCAAATGGCGCGATGAATGTAAGTCCTAGCCAAGCGGCGCAACAACCAGCGCAGGGACAAAACTACAATCAACTTCGTAACCAGTATCGTGGTCTTGCTGGTAAGGGCGATGCACGAAGTCAGCAACAGCGGCGTGAATTGATGAAGCAGATGCAACAAGCGCGTCGTTCACAAAACCAGCAAGGACAAACGCAACAGTCGCCGTATCAAGGCGCATTTGAGCCGATTGGCCAAAGCGTAAATCAGCAACTAGGGTATCTACAGCAGCAGGGGCAGTTCCAGCCCGGTTCGTTTCAGGACCAGATGAATCAAGCCTACGGCAACGTCATGCAGCAGTTTGAGCAAACGACTGGTCCACAGTTCCAGCGTGAGCAAGCTGATTTTCAGCAAATGGCGGCTGAACGTGGCTTAGACCCTAACAGTGAGGCGTATCGTTCGTTGCAAGGGCAACTATCGCAGCGGCAGGATTTAGCGCGTCAGCAAGCGATGAATCAAGCGTTGCAATCGGCCTATGGTGTACAGGACCAAATATTCGGTCAACAAAAAGATATTTACCAAATGCCAGCCGTAATGCTTGGCCAACTTGGTGGCTACTACGGCGAGATGGGGCAACAGGGTCGATTTGGTCAGGAATTGGCGTTCAAACGCAAGGAAGGTCAACTTGATCGTGCACAACGAACCAAAGAATTGCAGATGCAATTAAATGCGCCACGCGGCGGCGGTGGTGGATTGTCGTTTGAGCAGCAACGGCAGTTACAGCAAGAAGCTATAGCCGGATCTATGGCGGCTAACATGGCCATGGGCGGTGGCCAGCAGCAACAGCGGCAACCTAACTGGTGGGAAACTGCGGCAGGTTCATTCTTCGGACAACTGCCAAGTGCAATAATGGGAAAATAACATGGCCGACAATCCGCTACTGCAAGCACTGTTAGGCGTAAACGTCACGCCACAAGAAACGCTATTCGGTCAAGGCGCACAGACTATCGGCACCATGATGCCGAACGTATACAGCCCATACGTTAGCCCTGGTCGTAATCTTGCTTCGATTGCTGGTGCCGGTCTGCTTGCAGGACTCATGGGCTATGCAGCCAAACGTGAGGCTGAAGCTGAAAATCGTGCGTTAGCGCCGCAGTTGTCGTCAATATTGTCAGCGCAAACGCCGGAAGAGTTAAGCACACTTGCCGGTGCGGAAGGTTTTCCAAGTCGGCTTATGCCGTTGGCGCAACAGATGATGCTCCAGCGGCTGACGCAGCAACAAACAGCAGCGGAAAAAGCGGCAGAAGCAAAATTAGCCGAACGAAAAACGGCACTTGAAGCGTTTGGCACATTAACAGCTAAATATCCGACCACTGAAGGTTTAAATACGTTGCGTGAAGCAGCAGGACTACCACCATTGAGCGGTACCGGCTCTGGAGTCGAGCAAGAATTTGAAACGCCGGAAGATAGGCAACGCCGCATCAAAGACGAACAAGAAAGAACAATAAAGCAACAGAACCAAACATCGGCGCTAATACAAAATGTTGCTTCACATCCGACAATTATCAAAACGCAAGGGTTAGAACAGATCTATAAAAATGCCAAGCAAATTCAAAGCATGGATAGTGCTGCTGCAGCAGACTCATTGAAGAAATTGTTAATTAAGTCCAACGATATCGCATCGACCATTACGTTGCCTGAATTCGGATTAGCCGAGCGTACACAAGGCGTTTACGACAAGTACATGGGAATATTGGAGCGAGCAAAGGCGGGCAAAAGTGATCTAACGCCTGAAGCACGACAGGAAATGGTAAACGTAATTGATGCGGTTCGTACCGCAGCGTTAGACGAAACACAAAAGTTTATTGTAGGCCGAGCCATTATTGAACGAAAACTTGGTTCATTATTAACGCCGAAAGAGTTAATGCAATCGCAGGGATTTACATTCAAGCCAGCGCAAACTGATCTGGATCAAATATTTGCAACAGGCGAAAAACTCAAACGCGCCAAAGCCGCAGGAGCGTTGCCGTTGGCTGAACTTCAACGACTAGAAGAAGCATATCGCTTAAAAGTAGAACAGGTAATGGAAGGTTTGTAATGGACTTGAATGAAATCAATGCCATTTTAGACAACGCGCTTGCTACTAATGCGCCTAGCGTCGCACCAACACCGACATCAGCGCCAACAGCTGGTGTGGCTGCGCCAACCGTGGGACTTCTTGATCGAAGTGTACGCGATTTAGTTGGGATGGCTGGACAAGAATTTACTACCGGTCTACCTAGTGCCGTTACAGCGTTGACGCAACTGCCAGGTGCAGCACTATCGTTAGCGCAAGAAGCGTCAACGCAGCCCATTCGTACTGGGTTTTTACCAGCCGATGTTGGATTATTATTAGGACGAAAACTAAGTGGTGTTACTAGCGAACAGGTAGCTGAAGCGGCTCCAGCAATAGCGCGTGGCGTGGGTGGCGTTGCTCTTGGATTAGCTGGTGGCGTGGGTGGTAGTGCTGCTGGCCCGTTGGGCACTATTGGCGGCGCTGCGGCGGGATATTCTACCGGCGAATTATTAACGCAAAAATTAATGGAGTCATTAGGATTGGTTGATCCAATGACAAGCGAGGAGAAATTTCGTCGTTTCTTTCGCGCTGGTGGCGAATCTATTGGTGGCGACGTTGCTGTTCGCGGATTAAGCAAATTAGCAAAACCAATTATAACAACGGCACCGAAGATTACCGAAACAATGGCAACTTTGCGTGGCCCACAAACCGCTTCAGAAATTGCCGAACGTGTTGGTGAAAAAGTAGCGCCGCTTGTAAATGAGCAAGCATTAACGCAAGCGATGAAAACAGTGCCTCAAACGTATGGCGCTGGTCTAACAACCGCCGAAGTTCTTGCAGATCCAAAACTTGCGATGCTTGAGCAAGCGGTTGGCACCGGAAAATTAACGCCAGAATTAGCACAACAATATGCAGCAGAAGTAGCAAAACGCGAAGATGTGCGGCTTGGTTTGATTCGCAGTATTGAAGAGTCATCGGCTCAAACACCAATGGAGCAGGGCCAAACCATTCGTGCAGCGATGCAAAATGCTAAAGCAGCAGATGCAGAAGTTCGTCGCGCCGCGTATGATAAAATTCCCAAAGATGAAGTTATAACAAGTTGGGGCAAACTAAAAACAAACATTGCAAAGGAACGCGAAAACTTATTTTCGGGTGGACGACAAGAACCGGACGAATTAACTAAAGTTCTTAATGATATTGCAAGCAGAAAAACATGGACACCGAACCAGGCTCAAAACGCTTATAGCGCGTTGGGTGAGTTGGCGCGTGAATATGAAATTATTAGTCCTACGTTTCATAGCATGGCCAAATATGCTCAAAAGCAAGTTCGTACATATTTGCTAGAAGCACCAGCCACTAAGTCTAAAGTGGCTAAAGCATGGAAAGCAGCAAACAAGCAAGCCTACGCATTTGCCGATAAATGGCAAGATGGGCCATTAGCTAAAATTCTAAAACCGGATCAAGTATTAGACGAAAATTTAATTAGTAAAATCACTAGCAGCGAAAAAGCAGCGCGTGACTATTTTGATATGATTGGCAATGATCCGAACGCTATTAAGCCAATACGCGCAAAAATTGTTGACGATTTAGTTACAAAACTAGAAAACAATCAGTCTGTTGCAAACGAAATAAATCGCAACAAACATATTTATCGCGTGATATTTGGCGACGAAGTTGACCTACTAACCGAGTATGTCGCAGATAAAGCAGCTCGAACCAAGTTACAAAAACGAGCCAACGCAACGTATGGTTCACCAACGGCGCTAAAACAGCAATTTGAGCTTGAAAATGCTTTGTTAGGGTCTAAAGGTTTTGCCGCTAAACCGAGTGAGTTGCGCCGACGTATGCAGACTGTCGCGGCAAGTATACCAACGGTTGTAGGTACAACGCTTGGCGCAACAATGTTTCCGGGTATGCCGGTGCTTGGCGCTATCGGTGGTTCATTGGGTGGATTACTTGGCACTGTTCCAATACTAAAGTATGCAGCGCGGCGCGAAGGTCAGTTGGCTGATTTGGGCGAACAATTTTATCAAGCCTTAATGCAACCGCGTGAAATGCAAAAAGTGTTGCAAGCAAGCAAAGCTGCTACGCAACGGCGAGCTTTGGGCGAATCGCAGCGTGCAGCTCAAATAGCTGCAATAGAAGCAAATGTACCTAGCGCAGCTCGTATTGGTGGTATGACAGCACCATTGTTGCCAAATGAAATAGGAGCTGAATCAAGTTTGCCCACACTTATTGAAGCGCCGTCCATTACCGTTGATGACATCCGTCGTCAAATGCAGGAATTACTCGGCCCCGCCGAAGCACAAGCGGCGGTGATGCCGCCGGAAGAAGTGGTAAAGCAACGCATGATTCAGCGTTTTCCAAAAGCATCGCCTGAAGTGCGCAAGGTTCTAGGCGATGCAGATGAGTTGTTGCAAGCGATTGCGTATGTTGAAAGTCGCGGTAATCCAAAGGCTAGAAGTCCAAAAGGCGCGATAGGATTGTACCAGTTCGTGCCTGGTACGGCTAAGTCACTTGGTATTGATCCAAACGATCCCGCTCAATCGCTTGATGGTGCAAAGCGGTACATGGATAAGTTGATTGGTCGGTTCGACAGTGAACAGTTGGCGCTTGCTGCGTACAACTGGGGCGAGGGAAATGTTGTATCCGCGATGAAGCAAGTTGCTCGTGCGAAAAAGATTGACGATTGGCGTAAGGTGCCGTGGTCAACTTTAAGTGAATTTAAGCCGCGTGGTAGTAAGGATTATTTAGTGCCACCGGAAACGCGGCGATATGTGCCAAAGGTTTTGGCGCTGCGGGAATCGTATTTAACAAGGGGATAAGCTATGCCTTGGTCAGCCGGAACATTTTCACGAGCTAACGGTGCTACGGGTTGGCAGGACGATCAAGCTGCGAACATTGGCATTGAGGCGGGTCGTCACGACACGCAGGACAATGACTTCCGTAACGGCATTAACGAGACGATAAATAAGGCTGGTCAGAACACGCCTACGGCTAACTTGCCGATGGGTGGGTTTAGGCATACTGGCGTGGCTAATGCTGCGGCAAATGATCAGTATGCAGCGTATGGGCAAACATTGACGTTGCTTGGTCAGTATGTCCCATCTGGTGCAATTTTAATGTATGGAGCAGCCGCAGCGCCAACGGGGTGGTTGTTGTGTGACGGCACCGCTGTTTCCCGTACAACATACGCGGCGTTGTTTACAGCAATTAGTACAACGTATGGTGCTGGCGATGGCAGCACCACGTTTAATTTGCCAGATTTGCGGCAACGGTTTCCGCTCGGCAAAGCCGCTAGTGGCACAGGCAACACGTTGGGTGGTACGGGCGGTGCCATTGACCACACGCACACCAGCGCGGCGCATACGCATACATTGAGTGGTTCAGGATACGCAAAGGTGTGGACTGATACCGCAACGACGGCAGGTATTCAACGTGTAACGGGCGTTGCGGCTTGGACAGAAACACATTCATTGTCGCCAACGATTACCGTAGCCAGCCGCACAACATCGCAAACTAACGCTATTGCTCTTGGCGGCGTAACTGATTCAACAACACCAGGAGCCACAGGCACAAACAACCCACCTTATTTAGTGGTTAATTACATTATTCGGACCTGATATGCGTGAGTTGCGTGACACGATGGGCCAGCTTATGCATCTAGCCGAACGAATTGATGAGCGAGTTGAGCGAATTGATCATCGCACTGAAGGCCATACGTCGCATTTAACGTCGATTGCTGGCCTCAAAGACGAAACGGCGCGAATTGCTAATGCAATTGAACGAATTGGCGAACGTCACGCAAAGCGAATGTTTATGTTGGCGGTTGGCGGGTTGATGATGCTAACCACCATTATTTTTTTGTTGATTGCGGCATACACGAAAACGCCAATACGAATTGGCAGCGGCGAAACGTCAATGGAAGCTGGTCGATGAATGTAACGCTGACCCGCATTGTTGAGCGTAACGATGCAACGCTTGGTGTGCTTACGATTGATGGCTATCCGCGCATGGTGACGCTGGAGCCACGATGGGTAAACAACCAGCCGAACATTAGTTGTATCCCTGTTGGTAGTTACAAGTTGAAGCGTCACAAGTCGCCGCGTTTTGGTGCAACGTGGCTAGTGGCCGATGTGCCGGATCGAAATCATATCCTTATTCATCGTGGCAACACGGTGCAAGATACGCAGGGTTGTATCCTTGTCGGTCGGACGTATGCACCGACTGTCGGGGCTAGTCGCATCATGGAATCGGCTGATGCTTTTGAGTGGCTAAACGCTCATTTGCGCGGTACTGATGAAGCTGAATTTTATATTATGCAAGCGTATGATTAAGGGACACGACTTTCTTGGGCTCGGCTGTAAAAACTGGAACGTAAAAGACACGCTTGCTGCGTTGCCGAACGGCGTTGCTGTGGGCTGTTTTGACAATACCTGGCCTGACAATTTTGGTGATCCGTACGATAAGATTCGTGCGATGTGCAAAAGCGGCAAACTTGCTGCGGTGCGTGTGCAAATGTATTGGAGCTATGCACACAAGATTGTGCCGCTTGATGTGCTAAAAAAAGCAACGCCACGATGGGAAAAACTGGCTAAGGAATTTCCCGGCATCATGTTTTTCTTGTCCCCATCGTGTGAGTATCGCTACCGGGACGATGGCCGAAGCACTGTGACCACCGCCGACCTTGTTCAGCGAGTCGATGTCATACGTACCTTAGCACCGAGTTGTGTGCCTGTGTTGTCGCCGTGGCTTGCACCAGCGATACCTGGCGTCAAGGTTGAACATCATGGAACAAAAGCTAAAGCCAAGGAAGGCGAATTGGTTAGCTACGATGGCGGTGGTGGTAAGGCCGAAGGGTTTGACCAAGAAATGGCGGCTGATGAATGGATGAAACAAAACAGCAAAGCGTTAATCGCCTTTTGCTGGAGTCCCATTTATAACTGCGCTGAAAGTCATAATAACCTCAAACCAGCGCAACGCACAGCAACGCCTAGCAGTGATTACATTCGCGCCATGCAGCGGCTTATGGAGCCGAAAGGCGTTGCACCGAAGAAAGACTTTTCGACCTCATCACGTAAATTGATCAAACCGGAGCTGTGGAAAAACTTTGCTGAAGATATGCAAGGCGCAAACAGCCGCGACAATAAACCGTTGCTTATTGTCAAAGGCACAGAGTCAACCGCATTTGTGTTGGACAACAAAGGTAAGGAAATAGCTAAATTATCCATGTACGACAAGCCTGGATCGTTTGAAGGTGGGTATACACGTTATTATTCTGGTTTCGGAGTCGGTTCAAAGTTGTATGGATTTGAAATGGCGCAACGTGCGCTTGCTTCAGCCGGTTCCGAATGGGTGTACGTGAAAGTTGGACGAAATGTTTATGGGCCATTTCATCCAGCTTTTCGTACGCCATATTATCGCTAAGGAGAAACATGGAAAGTAAATCGTTTTTGAAAAGCAAAACTATTTGGGGTGGCATGATCGCGTTGTTGCCAGCGTTGTCTGACATGGCAACGCAAGTGGCGGGGATTCCGTTGTTGCCGCCGCACCTTGCTGCAACTGTTGCAGCGGTCGGTGGTACGCTTGCGATCATTGGCCGACTTGTGGCCAAGAGTCCGGTCAAGTTTAAGTAAGTGAGCTTACGTGCCAACGGATTTTCCGCGATGGAATGTCTGTTGGTACGTTTTCAAGCAGACCTTCATCGGTGTATTGGCTTACGAAATGTGCCACAGCCGGATGATTTTTGTTTTCTACTAGGTTAGTTCTGTGTTTGAGTTTTACTCGGTCCCGAATTGAAACAAGTAATCGTTCGTCACCGCCAAAGCAGTGATCAAATATCCAAGCTAAGTTGAATGGCACTGGAATTGGCGAAAAGAAAAACCATTTCAACACTTCCAATTCGTATGTCATCAAACCGCGTAATGACTCACGAGTAACATCAGGCGTACGTACGCCATTCGATTTTGAAGCGCGTTGAATGTACCAATCGAAGAAACGGGTATAATCCTGCAACGCCCGATCAAGCACGTTAAACCACATAAGATGCTCGCCGCTTTTTGCGGCAAATGAGTCTAGCTCGTCGATCATGGCTATGGGAATGTCTTTTTGGCGCGGCATAACTTGCCAGCTAAGTATAAATCTAAAACGTCAATGGCTTCTTCAGCCGACCAACACAGACAAGCATAGTTGCCGACCTTGTTTAGTTCGTCTATGAGCTGGATTTGCTCGGGTGATGGGCGGTTCGGTTTGACCTTCATTTCTATGTACAGCGCGTGGAATTCACCGCTTGATACTGGTACGCAGATGTCTGGTACGCCTTTCTTTAGACCAGCCCGTTTTAGCGATTGTCGGCGTGGTATGCTTGCCTTTGACTCGTTCGGGATATGAAACGCAAGTGCATAGCCGGGGTCGTGCGCTGCTTTAGCGCGGCAGTAATCGAAGAACGCAAACATTTCCAGTTCTTCGGGTCCGTGTCGATATGACTTACGAAATTTTGCCATCCAGGTATCGCTGAAATTCGCGCCTAAATTCTTTAAGCTGTGGATAGCTTATACCGAAACGTTTAATTACAGCAGTATAAAAATCGTCTTGGTTGCGGCACACGATTAGTTCAGCGTCTTTGCCGACCGTGGCGGTAAGCAAAAACTTTCGACGCCGACAGTATTTTTCGTGCAACTCATCTTCGATTGATGCGCGTATGATGTCGCGCTGGTGTGGTTTTAGCCGCTTCAGCACATCGAGCAACTCACGCAGTGCCGAACGGTTGTCAAACTCGTGGTGGATTGAACAGGGGTGATACTCGATGAAGACACCCTGTACTTTGAAGTCGATTGTTTTGCCGAAACCGACGGGGATTTGCAACGTTTCGCGCATGACCAACTGGAAGTCCGGCACGAATTTTTCGAGCATCACGCCACAAGCATACTCGGCGCGGGAGTCAAAACGAAGCGGTATCGCCGGTCTCGGCGGTAACACAAGTTCACCCTGGGATTGAGCCGGTTGTGGCTCCATACCAAAAGTATGAACACTTTTTTATGGCTGTGCTACTACCGATGTTGGCAATGGCCAGTCTGCAAAACCGCCAGTTGTGGGCCATTCAGTTTGCCAAACATCCCATTGACATAGGAATTGGTTATTTGCCTCGTCATGCGCTAAGGCTTGATAGATCTCAACACCATCGACTGTAACAGGCGCAGGATCGTCATTTAGCGCAAGCACTGTTCCGTCCCACGTGACAGTTCCATGCGTAACTTCAAGCGTCATTTCTTCTTCTTCTTTTCCGCGCCTTTAATTTTGCCTTTGTTGATCGAAGCGTAAAACACCTCGTCACCCTTGTCGGAGCCGTAGTATTTTTCCATCGCGGCGCGAATTTTCAGACCTTTTTTAGTCAATGGCATTTCGGATGTCCTTTACGCTTTGCACGAACGTCTGACACCGATGATACGGGCTCCGGCCCGATTGAAAAGTAAAAAGCACTGAACCCCACCTGGGACTACCAGACCCGCCACCGAATTTGATACGGCCATGAAACAAAACCATGCTGATCGCGTTGTTGTACGCTTCCAAAAACCAAGCAGTGCTTGTGTCGCTCGGCAACAGCATTACGACAGTCAACGAGCGTGACTGATTTACTTCGTCGATTGCTTTTCGTACCCACGGGGCCGGGTCTGAGTATGGCGGGTTACACCACACCGACCCGTAACCCCGCCACGTTAACCTTAACGCATCATCGTCGCGGGTAAAATACCGTTCGCATTTGTGGTTAGTGTCAGATGCCGCTGCATCTAAAACGAAGGAAAATCGGGCGTTGTAGTAGTCGAACAGCCATTGTGGTGTTGACCATTCATCCCCGCCTTTTGAATCGCCCATTGTACTTCCGTCATCGGTCTTAAACATTCTTGTGGAATTGCATAACAAGGTTTTTGCAATTTCTCATCCCAAAACCGTTGTTGTTTAGCTTCGTGGTTTGGTATCCAGCCACGAAAATGTGCGGCAAGCCAACCAAGTTTCGGGTCGTGCTGAATCGTTTCTACTGTTACCAACACAGTAATAAAGTCGCTCTTATCATCTTTTTGAACTAACAGTCTGCCTTGTGGATATTTTGTTGCGCGAATGTTGATGTTTTGCGGCAAGTCTGACCTGTTGGTAAACGTATCGTTTCGCACCATGTCGCCCAACTTGAAATATCGTGCGGCAGCAATTTCACCCAACACGCCGACAATTTCACCTTCAAGCTGATCGGCGTATGTTTTTCGAGCCGTTTTTCCGTCACTAAAGTGCCGTAAAACCGAACGAAAATGGCGGTTATCCGCTTCTTTCAATGCAAGCAAAAAGTCAGCAAACGTAAAGTTAATTGTCGTCATTTGTTTCTCCATCAATCCATGCTTGTAAATCATCGAACGGGTACGTCTTGTCAGCTTTGAGTTCCGTGGCTAGTTCGCGGTGCGCCTGAGCGAGTCCGGCTTTGTAACCTTCGTAGTACGCAGATTTTATAAACCATCCCCCACAGCCGCCGCACGTACCATTTTTGCGGTAAAAACGTTCAGCAAGTTCGTCCCATAACCCTGGCGGGTAATCTAATTTTTTAGCCATGTTTCACCTCCGTAAGCGGCGTAAAACGAAACTTGTTAAGCCAGTACGGTTGCACCGGCGTAAATTCCGACATCGCAAGTTCCAACAGTGCAAACAACACAGCGCGTGAAACCTTACTGCTAAAGGTCGTATAATCCGCAGCAAACTCCCGCAGGATTGTCAGCGTGGTTGCGTCGAGCCAGGTGATTGCATCAATCGCAACAGCCCCGCCGTGATCGTTCCACGTCGCCTCGTCGATGTGGTTTAGCGTCGTTTCGAGGTCTGACAAAAAACCCGCACCGAGCTTATCAACGTGGCGCAAAAACGCCTCAACGACACACGCCTTACGGCCAATCAAATTGTCTAAAGTCCGTTCAAAAATCGTCGTCATAAACCTCCTAGTGCTTAAAACGGTATATCTTCTTCGTCGAGCGTTTTGACTTCCTTCAGCGGCAACGCGACTGCGGCTGACACGTTGCTGACCAGTTGCTGAACTGTCGGCATCGGTGCGCGGTAGTGCCACGCAAGCGCTTGGCCGATGAGGTCGTGCAGCGCCTTGATGTCTTCTGGGAAAAGGTATTTCGATTCTTTCCATTCCTCGGTTTTTTTGTCCTTGTAGCGTTTTTGGATCGTGAACGTAACGCCACGATCATTCGCCCAAGCCGCAACGCTCAAGCCTTTGTGTTTCCAATCTGCTGTTGGCCGACCCATACAAACTCCTTATTTAGTTGCCAGACAAGGCAGACCGTAGTACGACAGTGACGGTCTGTCTACTACAAAACAAACATGGAACAAAAAAATATAGAACAAACTCCGCAGTTACTTACGAAGTACGAATTGGCAAAATTTCTGAAGGTGCATTTCAGCACTTTGGACACGATGTTGAAACGCGGTTTGCCACACATGAAGGTCAACAAAATGTATCGCTTCAATTTGGCTGAGGTGCTTGCGTGGATGAAGGTGCAGAATGACTAGCAACGACAACGTGCATCGGTATCTTGCCGTACCGTTTTGGTTAATCGAACACCCCGAGCTGACGCAAGCTGAACACTATGTGTACGCCTATGTGTTGGGTTTCGACACCGCAAAGAAACAGTGCTTCGCCGGAGTG